GATCTTCGTCCTCAAAAACTGGACTAGCGAACCCTTCCATAAACCTTGCCCTGCACGATGAACGTGCCGTTCTTCTCGATGTTGATTATGTCCACTTGGACGTTAGAACCCTTGACATACATGATGGCAAAGGCTTGCTGCCAATTAGCCGTTCCCTTGGTGTACGAGGCTTGTCTAAAGTCCATAAGGTTTCCTACTTCAACCCCATGTAAAACACGCCCTAAACGCCCTCCAGAGGCTTCTGTGAAGGCGCTACGCCCTGCCCTATGGGTATGACCAGAGATGACGTTCTTCCCATGCCTACGAGCCGCCTCAAGGGCTGATAAGCCCCCTAACTGCTTGATGGGTGTGTGGTCTCCATGGACTGCTATCCAGTTGGGTGCAATAGCCATAGGGTTCTTATGGAAGGTTATGCCAAGCTCATCGAACTTCATGAACTTCTCGAATCGAAGCTCTGGCAAGGATAGGAATGATGGAATCTTCTTCATGATGATGTTGTAGAGGCGGTCTGTGTGGTTAGACCTAATGCAGTCTGTGACCCCTAGTTCCCAGAGAAGCTCTACGCATCGGTCACGATCATCGCCGAGGCTTTGCTCGTAGGCTTGTGGTGTACCTTCTGACCACTTGCTGATAGTCTGGAAGTCAATCTCATCGCCGATGGTGACAGTCTGGTCTGGCTTAAAGGTTTGTAAGAACTTAGCGATGTTGCGTGTGACATGCACGTCCTCGAAAGGCACTTGCAAGTCTGACAGTATTACGATTCGCTTAATCGTCTTCCTCATCTTCGTAGGGGATATTATCTATGCGGTTAGGCAAGTTAGGCAGAATCCAGTCAGGGTAAGCATCACGTTCCATAATGATGCCTAGAGCAATATCAACGCCGAAGCCAGCTCTGCGCAGGGCGCGGTACATCTCATGTAACCCGATAGCCCACGCATCTAGCGCGTTATAAGTGTCTAGGTCTATGACCTTCTTCTTAGCCATAGGTAAAGTGTTACTTACCTAACAACTCAATTATGGTTTCGACACGCGCTTCAAGGCGATTGACCTGATCCTTGATAGATGAGCCGCCGTTAGGCTTTAACTCTGCTAGGTAATGTTTAATCATGAACTGCGTATAAGCAGCCAAGCCGCCAAGGACTGTAACAATTCCTACAGCCCAAGCTGCGAGGTCTGCCGCGCTCATTTCTTAGGAGTTGCGTATCCGAATACGCCCGCTAGTACAGCCCAAAGGACAGAGCGATAATCAAGTGCAAAGTTAGATGCACCCCACGCTGCTAGGAAAGCACCTGCTGTAAGGATTGCTGGGTTCTTCATGTTCATTATTCTCCGCCTATCATGGGTATATTAAAGAACGAGCCATCGAGATCACCCTTGCTCGTAAAGCTGATATGAAGATGAGACTTGTGGCTATTGCTTCCAGTATATTTTCGCCAAGCCCAGCGCCTCTTGGACGATGCGATTCGTCCATCGAATATAATGTATTTAATTCGTAAATCTCCAGACTTCGCACAGAGTCGAATCTGGTCAGCAAGGTATGGCATGAGGTCGGGCTTAGACTTTCCACAGAGATCGCGGTCAAGGTCAATGGCTCGAACAACTGATTTAGCACCTTTATCTGGGTTATGATCAGACTTAAGATGTGAATGTCGAGCATCACCAATCCAGCCGTCCGAGGTTCTATCTCGATCTGGGTACGAATCATCGAGCTGCTCCCTTAGTTGCTGCCCTGCCTTGCATAGCCATGGGTTCATGCCAGTAGGAGCTTTGCCTCATCAGCAGTAATGCCTAGACGATCTAGGAGCGCAGCCTTAGCTGCTGCATCAGCTTCTGCCTTAGCATCTTCTTCAGCCTTCTTCTCGGCTGCTAGTTCAGCCTGATAGGTAAGTTCTGCTACCTCGGCATCGGTCAATTCAATAATTGACTCCACACCAGTCTCGCAGCATATTTCGATTCGTGTTGGATTAGGCATTTTTGACTCCATATAGGTAGGCGGTTGAGTATTGTAGAAGCGTGGCTGATGTGCCACCTTCAATCTTAATCGAGTTAATTGCTGCGGTGTTAGCCCACAAGGAAGCAAATAAACCAGCATAGGCGGTAGTGCCGTTGTTTTCACCCACGCCGTCAATAGATACGGATTTGTTTGTGCTGCCAGCATAGTTAGGAATATAGATTTCTACGTTTCCAAAAGTGCTAGCAGTTGCGCTATTGCCTACTGAATAGCCAGCCGTAAGAGATGTATCTCCTGTTGAGCCGTCAGATGCTGCTGTTGCTCCGTCACCATATACGCGCTTAAAAGAATAGTTTGACGCATTTGCATTAAAAGTAATCTTAAAAGTGTCTTGAACTGTGGCTCGGTTTGAGCGAATAGATAGTTTTAAGCACAGGTCTGTGTAGGTGCTAGGAATTGAACTGAAAGTAATATCTGCGACCCCACCAGCCCCAACAGTAGATGAAGCGATTAACTCAAATGTATTTGGCATTATGCGCTCGCAATTCCGTAGAGGGTAAAGGTTGAGCCAGCAATAAAGGTAGAACTCCCGATGCTTATTTTGATTGCATTTATTGCAGAAGTGGAACGCCAAAGCCCCACGCAAGCATCTGTTTCAACACTTGCTCCATTGTCTCTGGCAAGGACTGTCTTATATGTAGTGGTATTAGCGTAGTTCATTATGTTCATTGTCATAATGTTTTCAAGACTTGTCGTAGTGATTGGCGCACCGCTTGAGGTGTAAATCTGCGTTGCGGAAGTATCCCTTCCGCTGCTTGCTGCTGTACCATTTCCTCTTAATCTTGTTGCAGAGTAATTTGATCCAGTATCGGAATTGAATTGAATTAGATAAAAACTAGAACCTGTTGTGATTGCAGTATTGCACACCAGAACCAAATCTGTGTAGGTGCCAGGGATAGAAGAAAAGGTGTAAGAAGCTGCCGCACTCCCCAGCGTGGTAGTGGCTATCGGCGTGTAAGTAGAACCTGCGGGCATTTATCTATCCTTTGATTCCGTAAAGGGCGAACTGGGAGTATTGCGTAAATGATGACGTGCTAGGGGTAATCTTCAACGAAGTCACCGCAGAAGTCGAACGCCATAGACCAGAAGTTAGGCGAACCTGTCCAGACCCGTTTGCATCGTAACCGCCCAAATCTCTTACTGTCTTAAACTTGTTAGTGTTTGCATAATCCAAAATATCTTGAACAAGTACGCCGAAAGTGTTAGCAGTCGAACTCACATAAGCCGCGTTTGCTCCTGATATATTAACGTTGGCATCAGCCGCAGCAGTTGCTCCAGTTCCGTAAATCATGTGATATGTGTAATTTGCTGCTGTGTCGCCGTTAAATTGAACATACATATAAGGGCTTCCAGTTGAAACTCTAGCAATAGCACGCACTTGTAAATGCTTGTAAGTAGCAGGAATTGAAGTGAACTCTACGTTAGAAGCCCCACCCGCTCCGACTGTAACTGTGGCAATAGACTCATAGGACGTGGTAGAAGCTGCTACCCCTGTTCCATGAATCGCAGCTATGGCGTTTAACACTATGCAATAGCCCCATAGACTCGCCATGAGTTAGCAGCGAGCTTCACGCAGACTGCGCTCTTGTAACGTGCCAATACTGGTGATCCTGCTGTTGCTCCAGCACTTTGGATAGTTGTGGTCGCTGGGGTTGTCGCGGTTATGGTTGTCACGCCCGCACCCTCTTGGCTGACTGTAATAGCAGTTCCCACAGGGAAGTTATAGGTCGCATCGGTTGGGATATAGAAGGTGTTTGCCGAAGCGTTTGACATGGTTACTAGCACTTGGTACTGGTCTGTTGAGGCTGCTGTGTAGCTTGTGCCTGTCTGTGCGTTCAACGTAAAGGCAACTAAGCCATTTGCGGCGGCTGCCGTAAAAACGTCTCCTGTGCTAAATGGGAATCCTGATGCCATGATGCTCCTAATAACTCAATGTAGATGTGCCGATTATACCGTATGTACTGCTACCAATAATGAATCCATCCACTATTGGCTCAAGCGTGGTGATTGCTACTTGCATCTTGTTTGCTGTTATATCCCAAGCGAAGCCCTGCGCCTGTAATGTCTTGGTGATAGTAGAGCCTGATTCTGTCACGTTTGTGATTTCTAGGTTGTCAAAGTAATCAAGCCCAATAAGGGTGTCAGTTGGTACTGCTGGGTCTAGCAAGTCCACCAGCATCTCGTCGATTCTAATTGTGGTTTCCTTGCGGGTATTCACATAGTTCTGGGCGATGCCTAGCACAATGTCATCTGTCTGCGCTACAAGGTTCTCTTGTGTCAGGCTGTGTGGGAAGTACTTGTCAATCGAGGACTGGCTATAAACCAGTTGAGGGGTTGCAGAGCCTACGCGGTTAAACTTGACATCGTTGATAATGAGCTTGTCATCAAAGGCATACTTGACGTTTCTGTATGGGATACCTGTGGTCTGGTTAAAGGCGATAGAAGGCTCACCAAGGCTAGAAGTAACCTCTGTGCGGTTGAGATATACGGCTGTGCCGTCTGCGCTCATGTAGAACGCTCCTAGCCCTTCAGAGAACTCTGCGTTCTTAATCGCATCTAGGGTAGAGCGGTTAGTTGCAGGATCAGCGACACAGGTCGAGACTCCTGTAGAGATTGAGCGCATAGATGCAGGGAACGAGACGTTATCCAGAATCTTGTTTATTCGTGTGCCTGTGTCCTGCCCTGCTCCTGTATCGGCAATAGTGGACACGTTAGACATCTGCAAGAGTCGGAAGCCATCGGTGCACATGATGTCCACATAGGCAGTCTCCTGCCCTACAGGGAAGGTGTAGCGGTAATCATTAACGTAGCCAGAGAATAGGAAGTGCTCGGCTGTGGCTGTGGTGGCAGAGATGCGCAGCTTACGAAGTGGCACAAGATAGCCATAGTAAGGCGAGGACGGGTTCTGTGGGTTGAAGTAACCTAGCGGGTCGAGGACTCGCACAATGGCTGTGCCAGCATCGTAGGTGTCTTTCATGACGTTACGACCACGCCTGATAGAGATGCTGTAAACGTCTGGCGTTAAATCAACTGTTGGGATAATGACATCGGATGAGCCAAAGGAATTAACCCCGATGACTCCGTTATCTGGTGAGCCGATGACGAACCCCGAACCAAAAGTTGCTCCGCCAGAGAAGTCGAATGAGACGGCTATCTGTGCGGGTAGGCTCATAAGAAGAATCCAGAGTAACGCTCTAGTTGTGCCACCTTGCCAGAAGATAGAGAACTGTTCTGTAGGTTACGGGCAATAGTCTCGGTAAGGTCTTGCTCGGATATAACTGATCCAGAAACGTTCACTACGACTGTAGTACCAGCTTGCCCGAATGGTGTACCCATAGAATCGACATAAGAGCCAGCCTGTCCGAAAGGCGTTCCCATGCTGTCCACGAATGAACCTGCCTGACCAAATGGTGTGCCCATTGTCGCGCTAGATGTAATGCTTGCTCCAGAGTTGGTGACTGTGACCGATGGGGTGGATGCTGCTACTACTGTGGCAGTTGCTCCGTTGCCTGTAGGAAACTTAAGATTGTTCAGCTTAGACTGGAACTCCATAATCCATTCATCGAGGAAAGCAAATGGATTCTTAATCTTCATATCGCCAATGGCTAGGAAGAACTTATACAAACCGCCAGTTGAATCTTGAGCCATAAGAATCTGGCGTGTCAAAGATGCGGCAAGGACATCGTTCTCATTAAGAATTGCAAGCTGCGCCTGTAAGCGGATGCGATCTTCTTCTGACAACTTGCCCTTGAGTGCAGCGATAATCTGAATCTGCTCTAGGTCAAAGACTGTGCCAGCCTTCTTAAGTGCTGTCTGCTTCTTCTGCTCGTTGGTGAGAGCTTTAGTAGATGCAACCTGCTTCTTAGTTAGGGCTGCAACTTCCTTGGCTCGCTTAGCGGCTGCTGCCTCTGCTTCGCGTTGCTGGCGTGTGCGCATGGCTGTGCCTGCTGGTGAGGCTGAACGTCCGCGAGATACTGTCGGAGTGCGGTCAAGGGTTCTGGCTAGTAATCCATCTGCGCCTGTAAGCCCACCAAAGGAAGTGAGGAAATCTAAACCCTTGTATAACTTGGTTAAGCCGTTGATGGCTTGGGCTGTAGCCATAGTGATGGCGTTAATACCCTTAGCAATATTCTCGATAGTCTTTTGTGCATCGCTGGCTTGTGATCCACCACCAAGGACTGCAAAGGCATCGACTAGACCTTTACCGATTGACTCTTTAGCGTTCTCTGATGAGACACGCAACACATCTAATTTATATGAAGTGGTGGTGAGATAGTCCTGCGCTGCGCCAGCAGACTTAGCCAGCATGATGCCTAGAATCTCGTTGAAGCTCTTGGTCTGTAATTCTGCGCGGGTAAGCCCTGTGTTGTACTTGATAAGCCCGCGAGTAATGCCTACATAGCCTTTGCCTAAGTCTGTTGTTACTGTGGCTAAATCTACGCCTGTGGCTCGGCTAATCTGGATAGCATTGTTAAGCAGCTCTTGAGACTTTGTTAATGATCCTGTGATATTAAGTAAAGACTGGAAGGCTGGGCGAAGAATGTCATCAGCGATTGCTGCGCTTCGCTCCAAACCAGAGATAAAGTCTGCAACCTGTACCTTGGAAAAAGATAACCCAAGGTTATCGACTGCGCTGGATAGTCTGCGAGCTGCTGCCTCATCCTCTGCAAAGGCTTTGACTGCTGCCTTGCCATAGGCTGCCATAGCAGATGCACCAAGGGTTACGCCAAGGGTGCGCCCTAGCTTCTTAATTGTCTTGTCTAATCCCTTGACTGACTTCTCTGCTTTGTTTAAGCCAGTCGCGTCCATCGTAGTGGCGATGCGGATTGCTAGGTCTGTCATACCAGCCATTAGTCAGCCTTCCTTGCTCTAAATGCTATTTCGCCTCTTGCGTTAGACTTCTTTACAACTTTTTCGTTAGAGGCTTGGATAGCCTTCACAACTGCGGCAGTTGTCTTGCCTTGATCGTTAGCCCATGCTCTGAAGAGTAAACGTCCTTTTGTCTTGCGAGTTCTACGTCCTGCGCTGTTGGATTGCTGTGAATCAACCAATGGCGGTAACGCGTTAATAAACTGCCGTCCAGCATTAGGATTGGCTGACTTATTAACTGTCTTGTCCATCTGCCACTCAGTAATGAACTTGCCGTTTCGATACTTCTTCACTCGCTGGGCTGGTGGTAATCCCTGTGGGTTCTTACGCCCTGCGGTCTCGTAGATAGCACCAGAAGCGGACTTGTTAAAGATAGTGGCAAGGCTTCTAAAGCCTCGTCTGTTTGGCTTTGTAGGCGTTGTGGAGTAGCCCAAGCCCTTCTTGATAAGCCCAGCGTTAAAGGCTCGATACTCCCAAATGCCTGTGGCGTTGCCCCAACCACTCAAAGGTGAATCACTAGGCACGAATCCTCTAGCCTGATTAACTACCTTGCGAAGATGTCCTGCGATTTCCTTCTGGGTTTCCTTGGCTAACTCTGGCGCATATTGCTTTAGGGCTTTGCTAAGAGCTACGGCGTTGTCGAGTTCTACTGGCATCGCTTCGCTCCTTCGCTATATCCTTTAATACCTGTACATGAGCCTTGAAAGCCATCGGAGAAAGTTCCACGATGGTGTTGAACGGAACTCCATACTCGTAACTTAATCTAGCCGCGAGATAGGTGAGGGAGTTCCGATCTAACCTAAAGGGTCAGATTCTAAGACCTCAACTGACTTGAGAGTCTCGAGAAACTGCTCCCCAAAGGGTTTGACTGTTTCACCCGAACGTCTAATTGCTTCCCAGCAGAGCCAGTACACGTCTGACTGCTTTTGGTCTTCAATTAAGGCTTTGTGAAAGCCTTTCTTGGCGTATTGCTCAAAGCTGTACTCCAAGACTGGAGTTATCTCGAACTCCTGCACTTGTCCGTCAGCCCTTGTAACTTTGAGTTTTGCCATAGCCCTTATCTCCTTCTTACGCTGTTGTGACTGCTACTGTACCAGAGACGTTCCAAGTTACAGATTGTGTGCCAAGGTCTCCAACGCTTCCATTAACGTCTGTGAGGTTGTTGACAAGACATGTCATGGTGTACAACGGATTTGTCGCTGATGTGGCTGCGCTTGTCTGCTTAACTGTAACTGTTACGTTTGTGCCGTAAGCAGCCTGTAGTGTCTGCAAGACTTCGCCTGTGGCTGTGTCGTTGAGGAAGTCGATAGTAATGCTTGAAGCTTCCAAGCCCTTTACATATCGTCTTCCAGAATCGCCCATCGCTGAAATATCCAATTCCTCAAATGTGCGGTTGATGCTAATGCTTTGGACGTGGTCAGATAAGTCAACTGAATTGACTGTTAGAACTACGCCATTGTTTAGAAATACTGCCATTTCAGTTATTCCTCATCTTTCTTGGTAGTTGGTTTTGGTGCTGCTTTTACTTCTGGAGTTTGTCCGATTTTCGCAAGAAAAGCGTCTCGCTCCTTTTCCCAGTCGCTCATGACTAGCTCCATTCCGTTAGGGTACTGATTGCGACATCGCAAGCCAGTAAGTCTCCAGTTGGCAGGTTCAGCACCTTAGGGCTCGACACGCTGCCTACGTTGAACACAATGCTTGATGCTTCGAGAAGCTGGAAGAGGCGTACTACGTCATCTTCAATTCCTGCAAGGTTTCCTTGATTGTCCAGTAATGGCACAAGGATAGTGATAGTAAAGTTTGCTAGTGGTGCAATGGCTGTGTAGTCATTATTGCTAGGCACTAGGTAAGGATCAGCAGGGCTGACAATAACGCTGTTAGCAATAGGTGTAGCGGGTGGGAACGAGAACACGCTCCACTTGCTATTGTCAGTTAGGGCAGCCGCTATCGTGCTGCGAAGGGTCGTTATCGCTGGCATCAGCCCACCATAGAGTTAGGGCTTAGGTAAGGTGCAAGTAAGCCACGAACGCGAGCCATAAGCTGATTAGACATTGTGTAAGGGCTTGGAGCGTAGCCGTCAATAGATACGCCTTGACCTGTTGGAGCTTGACGTGCTTGCCAGATAGCCACGCTAATCATGAGGCTAGCCTCTTGGATTGCTGGAATCTCTGTGTAATCTGTGTAAGTAGATGCTGCTACCTGTCCGTAAGGATTGACAGGGTGGCGCAAAGAATCGGTGACATGATCAGTAGTAACTGTAATGCTGTATTCGCCTACGCCTGTGATTGCCTTGTTGCCGTTGTAGTGCGAGCCGCATCCTGTGATATTAACTGTCTGACCGACATAGAAAATGTCCTGCACATAGTCGTTAAAGTAAAGAGTTCCGACTGTGCCTTGGTTAGCGTGAGCAACTACTGGAGTCGTGTTAGTCCATAGAAAAGGCAACAAGACGTTATCACTTGCATCGCAGACTGACTGCAAGACTGCATCAGTATAGAGAGTTCCGATACCGAGGGCGGTACGAAGCTCTGCGACTGTTGTGATGCTCATTGTTATCCTTTCTAAAGACTAGGGGAGCTGCAAGGGCTCTGGCAGCCCCCCTAGCGACTTAGGGTGTTGCTATTATGTAAGGTTGAACTTACGTACGCCCTTACCTGACTTAGCCAAGTAAATTGCGAGGTATCCGTAGAGGTTGATTTCAATCTCGCCAGATGTAAGTACGTTCACACGAAGCTGTGTGGTTGGTGATTCCCAGACGTAGACTGATGCTGGTGCAACGAGGAACGCAGAGTTATCGACAACACCTGATGTTGAGATGTTGTGATCTACGATGAGGTCTGTACCAAGTACGCCACCAACGACCGACGTCGCTACCGCGTTGCCTGATGCGTTCTGTGTTGCGCCTTGTGCAGAGTAAAGTGCGCGACCTGTTGAGTCTGCGTATCCTGCGATAGCAGCCCATTGGTCTGTTGATGCAACGAGCTTGTTAGCGAAGTCTCCGCCTGTACCCTTGTATGCGGCTGCGCCTTCTACAGAGATGAATGACTGGAGTCCTGCTGCTGTTGCTGCTGTTGTAGCGGCTGTTGTGCCGTCTGCCACGAAAGCTGCGAGGAGAGCGTTATCTGTTGCCTTCTCGTATGCCTTGCGAAGTTCTGCCATCATGAGTTCCATGAACGCAGGTGATGAACGATCTACAAGCTCGAAAGATACGCGCTGTAGACCAGAGAACTTGTTGATTGAAACTGTGTCATAAGCAGATGTCATGCCAGTCTCTGATGGTGCTGCACCTTCATTGGTGTCTGCAACTGTTGGTGCGACATCAGCAGATGCAGCGTTTGTGTAAAGACGTGGAACTGTGAATGACATTCCAGAGTCAATGAGTGCCTGACGTGTTGCTGCCTCGAACGCTGGACGACCTGTGAAGGTGTCTGTAATGAATGTGTTGAGGTGCTGTGGGAGTGTGAGACCTGTGTTAGTTGATGTTGAATCGTCTGCTGCGCGTACTACGCGGCGGGCTTCGTCATCACCGAGGGCTGACTTGATAGATGCTTCGAGGTATTGCGCTCCTGAGATAGGTGCAACGCGCTCGCGGGTGTAGTGAGATGCTGCAACTGTTGGGCGAGCTGCTTCTTCGGCTGCTGCTTCAACTGCTGGAGCTTCTACCTGAGTGGTTTCTTCCACTTGTGGCTCGCTTTCTGGTTGGGTTTCAGCAGGGATAACTTCCTCTGCTGCGATCTCAAGCACCTGAGCAGACTTAAAGGCTGGCTCTGTTACTAGAGAAACTTCTTTGAGTTTGGCGGCTGTCACAACTGTGTGACCTTCGCGTGATGGTGCTGACTTGATAATCTCTGCACCGATTGAAAGTCCGGAAACAAGACCTTCACTAGCCATGACAAGTGCATCGTTGCCACCTGTTGAACGTGACAACTTGAAGGTTGCATAGATGCCATCTGGTCGGACTGTTGCCGTGAGCATGCGTCCTACTGGCTTCTTCATGTCGTGCTGTGATAGCAACTTAATCTTTGATGGATCGTCAATCTCAATAGAACCAGCTTCGAATACAACGCCACCAAGATTGGTGTTGCCGATTTCGCCAGTTCCCATAGGTACGATTTTGCCGCTAATCTCGCGACGCTCTTCGCTGCACTCAATAGAGGCGGCTTCGATGTATAGAGTCTCCATTAGAGCCCCTCACTTCCGTTAGGTGTTAGGTCTGTCATTTCCATAGCTTGTTCAGTTGTAATCAGCCCTAGAGTTATCATCTTCTCAATGACTTCAAGTTCCTTGATTGGGTCTTGCTTGAGGAAGGTGTCAAAGACTGCAAAACGAACTTCGTGTCCTGCTGTAGAGATGTCGTCCATAGATAGACGAGTCTGAATAGCCTGAATGTAAGGCTCGATGCTAAGTGCGAAGAATTGCTTGCGCTCTTCTGTCACGTTGGCATAAGTCATAGTTGTGTTCTGATCTGCTGACAAGTAATAAGCAGGAACGTTCATAGCGCGAGCAATTTCAGTAGATAGGTTCTGAATTGCTTCGTTGTACATCATGTCTTTTGGTGAGAACTGTGTAGATTGGAACTCTAGAGTGCTGGTTAAGTAAGCAGTAGAGTTGTTTTGACGGCTACGCTTCCATGCAGCTAGTAATCCAGAAACTTCTGCTGGAGGAAGGTCAGCCCCCGTATTCCGTAATATGCCGCTCGACATGGGAGTTGCGGACGCGATGGAAGCAGCTTTGTTAATGTCAATCGCTGACTGGATAGTGCGACCAGCGCGCTCTAACACGCCCTCATCGAATCCCTGAATAGTTACGATGTCGTTCATGGCGATAGGTGCAGCATCGACATAATACTGGGTGACCATGATGCCTTCTAGGTCAGTTGTGAATGTAACGCGAGCGTTTGCAATCCACTCAAACGCAGCAGGTCTGCCGTCTTCCTGATAACGCTCTGTGACACGAAGATAAGAGACTCCGTAGAACAAGAGTGAATCTACGATCCAGCAGATGGTGATAAATGATGGCTGATTCTTTGCTAGCTGATTAACCCAACGAGGCGCAGCAATCTTTTCGCCTGTGCGCTTGTTGTAATACTCAAGTGGGATACCTGCGATAGTTCCAGCAATAAGGTTGCGGGCTCTGGCTACAGAAGCCACGCTCATCGCATCCTTGCGAGAGACTCGGAGCTGAATCGCGTTATAAAGTGAGGGCAGATTCTCGCCCATGACCTGCGGCGCAAGCTGCGCTTCTAATATTTGTGGCTTACGCGAGAAGAGACCCATAGAAGGCAATTATACACTATATGTAGATTATTCTGTGTATATAGCCGCTACCTGTTGTGGTTTGGTTAGTTTCCATACGATCATGGCAACGCTGATTGGCACGTCAATAAATCCTGCTGATTTCCTCTTAATGATTCTCCAGCCAGAGTCCGAGACCTTCGCAGCTACGTTCGCGAACTGTTCGAGGATCAACTGCTGACCATTGTGAGCCAATTTCTGCGCTATGACTGCATCAAGTAAATCACCGCAAGCCTGATAGAACTGCTGACCCGAACAATCCTCGACAATCTGACCAGCGTTTGACAATTTCTCGGCAATAGACTGGGTGGCATAACGATCATACATAATCTGCCTTGGGCGGTAAATATCTGCCCAAGCCTTTATGCCTACAGCAATCTCTAGATCATTAACGCCAATCTGGGATTCCCATTCCTGCAATACTCCTACGCCAATCCTGCCGTCAGGCAATATCTGTCCTGCGGAAAGGCTTGCGTGTCTCTTGCTAGGGCTTACGTCAAAGCCGAATACTGTGTAAGCACCTTCCGACATCTTAAGAGTTGAGTCAGAACAATCCTCAATAGAATTAGGCGGGAAAGGTGACTGAAGTGACGATACCCAGAGACACAATAGCTCCGTCATAATTTCGTCATGGCTGGCAGTCGATAAACTTTCCTCGATGGCTTCTCGACTTACTCTAATCCCTAAAGCTGGGTTCGCTTGCGCTACCCCATCCCAGAAGGCTTTGCTACTGGTATCGAACTTAAGCATATTAGGTGCGCTGTATTCGTAGTAGCCGTAAGTCTTAGGAGGAGACTCCAAGGCACGCTCTTTCAGGGAATTAAGCGGCAGGGAAAAAGCATCACCAGCATTGCTAGTCCAAAAGGTCTGTCCATCCGTTGCTCTGGTTGTCGGGGTAATAGCTGTGACTGCTTCCTGTGACCACTCGCGCAGCTCATCGCCCCATGTGAACCATGACGTTCTACCTCTTGCGCCATCTCTAGTCGCTGCTACAACGTCCAAGCGACCACCACCGAACTCTGGCAATAGTTCAATAGACTCTGTGCCGTTAGCATGACGGATAGCCTTGACCTGACAATTAAGGAAGTCGTTACTCTCAATCGTGTAGCACATTTCTCGGAATGACACTAAAGCCATAGCTCTATTAGATGAGGCTATGAGGACTCTAGGGCTATTAAATAGGAAGAGGTGCGCTAGGCACATGATCCGACCTAAATATGATTTTCCTGATTGTCTGGCTACCAAAAGCAACCCAGTACGTCTGATGAACTTATCCTTGCTATCTGTGGCAAAGAAGTCTCGCACGATCAGCTCTTGCCAAGGCATTAAAGGCTCGCCTAACTTCTTAGCGAACTCGATAACCTCATCGCCTTTAGTTTTGCCTTTTAATAGTGGGCTGTGAACCCTCGGCTTGGTTGCCCCTCGCGGGGTTTTGACTCTACTCATTAGATTCGTTTCAGCCTTGGACTGGTCGGGTAGTAAACGGACTGTCTTGGGCTATTCCCGACTGCATCGGGGAGATTAAGGCAGA